AAGCCAAATTCCGCGCTGGCTGCGTACAAATCTACGGTTCCCGCGACGTACACGTTCAAGACGAAGCCTCTGCCAGCGGGCCGCTATGATGTGTCGATCTGGTATCCATCGCAGATTTTGAGCAGCGCCTATGCCTGCGTAGCGGTACCGTTCACGGTGAGCGGGCACACCGGAGCGGACGTTACCAAGACATTCGACCAGCGATTCTATGGTGGTCAATGGATGTCCCACGGCGTCTATGACTTCGCTGAAGGCGCGCAGGGAGTCGTGTCCGTCACAAACGGAACGGATGTCGCTATCGCGGACGCGGTTCGATTCCTGAATACCGCTGCTGTGATTGATCCGCCTGTTCCACCGCCACCCCCGCCACCTCCTCCACCGCCGCCACCCCCGCCACCTCCTCCACCGCCCCCACCCCCGCCACCGCCACCACCGCCTCCTCCGGGGCCGCAAGTCCAGAATATGCTTTTCCTCGGCGTTGCGAACGATCTGATCGGCCAATGCGCGGTTGATCTGGGCCGGTTAGGGGTTGCACAGGGACACCTTACGCAGTCACAGAAAGATTCTCTGACCGTGAAGGTTTCATCGTTGCTATCAATCAGCAACGCTCTCGTAGTTGATGCGGTCTAACCAAGGAGCAATCCGGCGGAAGGCAGATGCAACACCTATCATAAAATAAATGGAGATTCCAAAGGAATAATTATGAAGTATGATGTGACGATTAGTTGTACAATTACTAAACAAGATGGTAGAATTTTCTTTGATGGCACAAATATGTTTGGGGGAATTGACGCTGAAGGCGCAATATTCTTTCAAAAAGCTGATACAGACATGCAAACATATACTCATGCCGTAAGTGGCGCCTCTGGTAAGACGTATACTATTGCAGCAGGTATGAGAGTAGTGGGTGAGGATGGCGTCGTGATAAAAGATGGTACCCGCGTAATATTTTTGGGTGTCCCATATAGTGGAATTGTCGGCGCCGAGGAAAGACTAATGCAACTAGGCTTTGACCTCGGCGTGCGCGGCAAGAATCTGGCAGCCAATAAACATAAACACGATCAACAACTATGAGAATTAATTTTGTGACATGAAAACTAATGCCTTTAATGCGTATAAACGTTACTTGGCTCTAAGACTACATTTTAATTCAGACTACAATGCCCTAAAATACAATTACAATGTTCGGGCGGATGAAGAAAAATTCCGTAATAAACCCGAAGCCTATTGGTTTAATAAACTATCAGAACGATTCACAGTAGACGACCTCACCAATGCCTTTGTTGCTAATTTTGTCGCTGGCAAAAAATGGGGTGGGATGCATGATCCAACATTTGACGACACCTATAAGGCATGGTTGGCAAAGATGGAATCATTAACCTATACGTTCATAAATGACTTAGAATTTTTAGCTGATTGGGCAGAGCATGAGGAGAATTGGCCGTTAATCACATTGGCTGACCTATTCAAGATATGGAATGGGGCCCCAGCAGTATCGGTATTATACTTACGGAAAAAGATTAATCTTGAAACGCTCGTAATACTTGACAAACTAACCAATTTTAGTGTAAAATGTCAATGTACTGACACAATCATCTGGCCGTCAACGAAACGGCTAATTGAAAAGTACAGACCGTTCGTAGAGATAGATGTACCGAAATTCAAAAAGATTTTGTTAGACCACTTTCCAATAGGAGTAATAAAACGTGGGCAAGACCTGGCACAAGAGTAAACCAGACATAGAGGATAAAGGGCATTATAAGAGTGCAGCACGACATGGACACTCTCATAAGTATAAATACTCACATGGTGTTGACTTGGAACCATTGAAAGAGAAATGGCGACGGCCCGCTAATTTGTTGGAGGAAGATGAGCTTGACCTAAATGACCTAATAAAATAACATACTGTAATTATACGTTTTTCAAAAGGAGAAATACGATGTCTATAGACTTTTCTGCATTAAAAACCCGCAAGGCAAATTCCGCTAAACGGTTCGAAACATTCAAACAAGAAGCAACCAAAGAAGAATTTTCCAAGAAGGAAGACCATCGCTATTGGCAGCCAGAAGTAGATAAGGCTGGTAATGGTTATGCTGTCATCCGATTCCTCGATTCACCAGAAGGAGAAGATAATCCTTGGGTTCGAATTTGGTCACACGGCTTTAAGAATGAAACAAGTGGTAAGTGGTATATTGAAAACTCACTCACTACATTAGGCCAGACCGATCCGTTAGGTGAATTAAATAGTCGGTTATGGGCAACTGGTACAGAGGCAAACAAGGAAATTGTTCGCAAGCAAAAGCGTAAGTTATCCTATATTTCGAATATTGTCGTTGTATCTGACGCAAAGCATCCTGAAAATGAGGGTAAGGTATTTTTGTACCGGTATGGCAAGAAAATCTTTGACAAGATCAAGGACAAAATGTCACCGCCTGAAGAATTCGTTGATGAAGTTCCGATGGACCCATTTAATTTCTGGGAAGGTGCGAATTTCAAACTAAAAATTCGCAAGGTGGAAGGCTATCGTAATTATGATAAGTCTGAATTTGACGCAGCATCTCCACTTGGTTCGGACGATGAAATTAAGGCGGTCTGGGACCAATGTTATTCATTAGTCAAAGAAATTGATGCCTCACATTTCAAGAGCTATGAAGATTTGAAAAAGAATCTTGAGGCTGTGTTGAATAACAATGGTGGAACTGGTAATACAACCAAAGCTATCAATATGAGTTTGGATACTGAAGAGGCAATTGACTATGAAGCGGCTGCTAAAGTAACCCCTGACAAAAAAGTAAAACCAACGGCAAAAGAAAGCAAGAAACCAGCAACAGCCGAAGGCGCAGACGATTTGGCTTTCTTTAAGGGACTAGCCGATGATGAAGGTGAATCGGTTCCATTCTAATATAAAGGATTACATAATGAATAGGTTTGATCTTGAACAAGAAATTTTATCATGTTGGCAAGTCCTCGAAGACCTCAAAACTCTATCTTTGGGCGTGATGGAATATAACATGAGTACGGATAAGATAGTAAATGTTCTATCTGGTCTTAACGACCTATATCAAATCCGATTTGAGAAAGTATTTGCAACGTTTGAGGCAATGTTGGAAGATGGTCAGCTTGCAAGTGGGTTTGAGGATGAGGATTTTGATAAAGAGGATGAACATTGGCCGGCTGATGATGAACCAGCGGATCGTTGGTTTGATCAACAGGAGAATCACTGGACTGACGAGATTCGCCCAGCCGTATCATCGTAACATAAGGTAAAAGGAAAACCCCGGAATTCCGGGGTTTTTCCTTGGCTGCGATTCCTGATTCGGTCCTTTGACCGTTTCCAGCCACTGGAGGAATAAAGGTGCATTCCAGTAATAATGCCTGGAAACCGCTGGTTCTTACATTGGAGCGAATGTAGACGTTAGGTAGCGAGCAAAGGCATTTTCCTGGTTACGGGCTGATCCCATACCTATTGGTAGTCCGCCGGTACTATCCGATTTACCCTTATTACCTCCACCCACATTATTGACAATCACAGTTGGTTTTGCCTCACGTACATCCCGTGAAGTCTCATTAGTACGGCTAACCTTATCTACCATATTTGTGCGTTGTTCAATTGCCGCAGTTGGTGCAGCAACACCAGTAGGTGGAGTAATTTTATTTACCGATACAGATGATTTTTCTGTTGGAGTAACTGGTGTTATTGTAGTTATCCTATCCGAAGGTGCCGTAGTAGCCGTAATAGCGGCAGTGGCATCCGAAGGTGTTGCTGGCATTATTCTATCTGAAGGTGTTGCCGCAGCCGTAATAGTAGCATCCGAAGGTGTTGCCGCAGCCGTAATAGCGGCAGTGGCATCCGAAGGTGTTGCCGCAGCCGTAATAGCGGTAGTAGCATCTGAAGTGGTTGCTGGCGATACCCTATCCGAAGGTGTTGTTGGCAATGCTCTATCCGAAGGGGTTGCCGCCGATACTTTATCCGAAGGCGTTACAGCAGCCGCCTTATCTGAAGGTGTTGATGGTGCCGTCTTTCCACTTCTAGCGGCTACTTTAGCCGCTGCCTGTTGTTTAATTATATCATTACGAGGATCACCAGCGAGTAATATATTTGATGCATCGACTTTAACTCCATTATCTGAATATATTACTCGCTGGTGATCCTCGTA